ACGAGTGGCCGGGCACCGACTACGACGGGACCTCGGTGCTTGCCGGTGCGAAGATCATGGCGCGGGACCGGCTGTATGAGAGCTACTGGTGGGCGTTCGACATCGACTCCATCCTGCTCGCCATCGCCTACGTCGGGCCGGTCGTCCTCGGCATACCATGGTTGGACTCGATGTTCGAGCCGAGGCCCAGCGGTCTCTTGGACTGCTCAGGGAACATCGCCGGAGGGCACTGCATCAGAGCACGAGGCGTCCGGCTCCGGGCGAGGCTGTACAAGGAAGGAATGGACCCCATCGAGGTCATCCGCCTGACCAACTCGTGGGGTCGCGGCTACGGGATCAACGGTGACGTCTTCATCAAGGTCGATGACCTCGCAGACCTCCTTCGGGATGAAGGCGACGCCTGCGTGCCGGTCGAGCCGGGCCAGACGCGCTCCCAGCCCGGCGATGCTCCGCGTATCCCGCTGCTGCTACCGAACCTGGACATGCCATGATGGGCGAGCAGATACCCCTTCAACCGGAACTCCTCGTGGAGTTCTTCGATGCGCTCCATCATGCTCGCCGGTTTTTTGCCAAGCGTGACGAGATGAACGCGGAGGTCCACTTGGCGGAGCCTCGCTGGAGCCCATTGACGTATCTCGTTGCCAACGCGGAGACGAAGCTCCAGGAGGTCCTGGAGGCCAACGCGATCATCGGTGCTCCCATCCAGCACGATGCCCACCCGAGGACGGAGTCATGAGCGCTGGGGTACGGCCGGAGTTCCAAGAGCGAGCGGAGCAGCCGGAGGCCAACCCGGACCTGGAGCTACGCGATCAGCAAATCCGTGAGGAGGCTGAGCGCCGGTTCCTCGCGCTCGTCCGGGAGCGGGACACCTTGAAGGATCGTGTGACGGAGTTGGAGCGCGGGTTCCGGCTTACCAAGCGGGCTTGGTCGCTCGCCAAGGACGTCATCTCTGACCGGTTCGGACCAGTCACAGGAAACCTTATCCGGCAAGGTATTGAGACACAGGTGGAGCGGGAGCTAGGTGCTCGTCTCTCCGACAGCTAGGGCGAGGCTCTGGCCGCGACTCCGGTACGAGCCGCACGAGGGCCAGTGCCTGATCCACTCATCCCAGGCACGTCACCGTGTCGCTGTCGAGGGACGCAGGGCCGGTAAGTCGCAAACCGGAGGGCACGAGCTAACCGTTGAGGCAATCGCAACGAAGCCGTTTGCTACGACGCTGTTGGAAGCTGGGCTGCGGCGCGAGTTCTGGATCATCGGTCCCGAGTACACGGACTCTGAGAAGGAGTACCGGGTGCTATGGAACGATGTGCAGCGTCTCAGTATCCCAATGGACCACCCTGGCTCCTACAACAACCCGGAGGGCGGCCAGATGGTCATGTCGCTCTGGGACGGAGCATTCATTGTTCACGCCAAGTCAGCGAAGTACCCTGGGACGCTCGTGGGCGAAAGCCTCGACGGTGTGATCATGGCCGAGGCGGCGAAGCTGAAGAAGATTGTCTGGACGAAGTATGTGCGCCCGATGCTGGCCGACACAAAGGGGTGGAGCCTGTGGCTTACAACACCAGAGGGAAAGAACTGGTTGTATTCCCTCTGGCAGCTAGGGCGGAACTCGCGAGCCAGAGACTGGGAGTCATGGCGCTTTGGCTCCTGGATCAATCACTTCGTCTTTCCGCAGGGAGCGACGACAGAAGGGATCAAGCTGCTCAAGACGGCCCAGGAAGCCAAGCGGCCGTTCACGCCCGAGCTTGTGGCAGCATCTGGGGTTGATGAAGAGATTGCGTCGATGATGGACGAGATGTCGCCATCGCTTTTCGACCAGGAGGTCCAGGCCCTCTTCACCGAGTTCGTGGGAGCCGTCTTCAAGACTTGGGACGAGGAGTACCACGTTCAAGCCTTGACCTACAACCCGGCGCTGCCCATCTTCGCGGCGATCGACTACGGCTGGACCAACCCGTTCGTTGTGCTACTCCTACAAGTCGATAAGAATGGCAATGTGTACGTTCTGTCGGAGAATTATGAGACGGAGCGGGATACGGCTGAGGTCGCTGACGACCTCTCGCGACGGTGGCCGCTACTCTCCAAGGTCCGCACCATCTACCCGGACCCGGCCGAGCCGGACGATACCCACACGTTGAAGAAGAAGTGGCGCGTCAGAGCGGCCACTAATACCGGCGGCGAACTCAAGACCCGGCTGGAGCTAATCCGGCGAGCGCTGAAGCCTGCGCTGATCGGGCATTATCCGCTGGGTACGGATGGCGCTCCAATAGTCGGTGGCCCGCGACTGCTTGTGGACCCGTCGTGCCACAACCTGATTCGAGAGATGCAAGACTATCGCTACCCGGAGACCAAGGAGGAAAGCCTGCGGAACCCGAACGACGAGCCGCTGGACAAGGATAACCACGGCCCGGAGGCGCTGGGCAGGTTCTATCGTGGATACTTCGGTAAGATCGAGCGCCCATCCGGCTCTACAGTTCGTGGTTCGGGCCTGTCTGGAACACCACAGCGACGACGGAAGCGAGTGGCCTAATGCAGCGGAGATTCGTATTCATTCGCGACGAAGATGAGACCGGGATATCCGGCGAAGGTCTCGTTGTCGAAGGGGTGCAATACTCCGACGGGCATTGCGCCTATCGCTGGATGACGGAACACCAGACCGATCAGCTAGCCGAGGACATCGAGCGGCTGCATGCGATCCACGGTCATGGCGGCCGGACCCGCATTGTGTTCCTCGATACCGAAGGCGGAGCGCCGATCCCCGAAGCCATCCACGAGGTCCGTCCACTCTCGATTGAGGCCCAGGCTCGCTGGGGACGTTACTGCCCTGGATGTGGTGCGCTCAAAGGCTTCCCGGCGACGGCTGACGGCGGAGTCGAGCAGTACCGCTCCCATCAACACGCCTGGCTGCCGCTCCCGCCCAAGGATTCGCTGTGAGCCGAGCCGAGGACGAGCATCCGAGACCTAGACGACCGGCTCATTGGTCGCAGCGGGACTGGAAGGCGCTCAAGCTCTATCTCGGCTGGGTGCGTGACCGGCTCGGGCTACGCGACTGGGAGGTCATCCTCTCCCACGAGACCACAGCCGACAACGACGACTGCGATGCGCTCGCCTCCATACACCCCACAGACGGGAGACGGCGGGCAGTGCTTCGCCTTGACCGGGACTTCCGCGAGTTCCCGCCCGTCGAGCAGCGCAACGCGCTTGTCCACGAGCTAACTCATCTCCACCATCGTGACGCAACGGATATCATCCGGCTGACGCTTCCGGTCGCGCTGGGTGGAGTAGCCTACAATATCCTGTGGGAGAACTTCCGGCAGCAGGTTGAGTTGATGGTTGATAATATCGCCATACCAATCGCAGAGATGTTCCCCGTTCCATCCTGGCCCGAGCCGAAGCGCAAGAAGAAGGGGAAGAAGCCTTGACCGTCGCTTGGACGCCATACAGCACGGCCCGGCCATTGATGGAGAACCTGCCGGGTTGGGTTCCGGCGGCCGAGCAGGAGCGCATTGCCTCATACCAACTGTATGAGCAGATCTATTGGGGCCACCCGACCGTCTTCAAGCTCACGTCCCGAGGCTTGGAGAATAACCCGATCTACATACCAAGTGCTCGCACCATTGTGGACACGACGGCTCGCTATGTGTGCAAGGATCTGGGACACGTGATCAAGGAGGGACTAGACCCGGCCGTCACCCCCAACGAGGCAGATCGGGCTGGGCTCGCCTTCGCGCTCGATACCCTGCACAAGCGTGAGAAGTTCTTCAGCAACTTCCATGCCAACAAGCTGTATGGGATCATGCGCGGAGACTGGCTATTCCACGTGTTCGCTGACCCAGACCGGGCGGATGGCAAGCGAATCTCCATTCAAGGCGTCGATCCCACGTCGTACTTCCCCATCTACCGGGACATCACGGACCCAAGCACTCTTGAAGCTGTGGCGCTAGCAGACCTCGTGGCGATCGGTGACAAGACCTTCGTACGGAGACTGTTGTACCGACAGGAAGTGAACGACCAGGGCGACAAGACCATCTTCCGCTCGCTGTTCTACTTCGATCCGGAGGGAGGCGAGTGGCTGGACTTGGAGAAGGACCCAGAGACGGTGCCGCCCGAGTTTGAGACCTTGGCGGAGGAACAGCTTGACCCGGCCATTCAGGCGATCCCTGTGTACCACGTCCGCAACAACCCAACCGCCAACCGGCCGTTCGGGTCGAGTGAGGTCCGAGGCATTGAGCGTCTGTTCGCCGCGATCAACCAGGGGATCAGCGACGAGGAGCTAAGCCTGGCGTTGGATGGGCTCGGTATGTATGCGACGGAGGGTGGTCCTCCTCGCGACGCGGACGGGAACGAGCTACCGGCGTGGCCCCTGGGCCCAGGGCGTGTTGTCGAGACGGACCCTGACTCGAACTTCCGGCGAGTCACCGGCATCTCGACCGTGGCTCCGTACCTAGAGCACGTCAACTGGATCAGGGACGCGGCTCGCGAGGCCACCGGCGCGAATGACGTTGCAATCGGCAAGGTTGACGTAAGTGTGGCAGAGTCAGGGATTGCGCTAGCGATCCGGATGGACCCCTTGCTTTCCCGTGTCGGGTATTACGACCTGGACGCCACCGACACGCTTGCCAACTTGTGGTACGACCTACAAACTGGGTGGTTCCCGGCGTACGAGCGACAGAGCTTCCTCTCGGTCATGGTGGAGGCGACGCTCGGGTCCAAGCTCCCGGTCAACCGCAAGGAGAAGTTCGCGGAGCTTGTGCTAATGCTCACGAACAGCGTGATCACTGGTGAGTTCTTCCTCACCGAAGCGGAGAAGCTAGGCTACAAGTTCCCGGACGGAGCCGCAGCGATGGCGGCCGCAGCGATGGCGGAGAAGGCGGCTAGCACGGCCGCTGCCGACCCGTTTGCGGCCAGAGGCGGAGAGGAGCTTGCTGGAGGGAACGATGGACCCGTACCAGCCGAGGAGGTCCCAGCGTGAGCACCCCTGGTCGCCGGAAGTCGTTGCGGGCGTTGGGGAGGCGGAAGCGTAGCAACACGGCTCGCATCGCGGCCGGCAAGAAGCCGATCCTTGGGGGCAAGCCGGTCTCCCCATCGACCTTCCGCAAGAGGACCGGCGCATCCACATCCAGGAAGAAGGCGCAGCAGCGTCAGAAGGCGAGGAAGTAATGGCAACCCGAGCCATCTTCATTCGGCAGGCCGGTCAGACAGCGACCTTCCAGGCGTCGCTCGTCAAGCAGCAGTTCGGCGGAGCCACTAGCGGAGGCAACATGGCCGCCGGTCGGTTCACCACTGGCCCGTCCCGTCCCAACTCCGGTCTCGTTCGCGGCACGACCATCAAGCGATAGCGTGTGCCCGTCCTCGTCCCGCAACTCCAGCAGGGCAACCTTGCGCGTTACCTCTCCGAGCAGCGCGTCACTGAAGCTGTGTTACGTGAACAGCTTCTGGCAGCGTCGCTCGATGCCGAGGAGCGGATTCGCCGCCTAGCGGGACGAGAGGGGATCGGCGCAAGGGTCCGGGCTGCGCAGCTATCCGTGGCCCGCATTGAGCTTGCGAAGATCGTTGATGCTTCGATGTCGGGACCGGTTCAACGTGCCATCGAGGATGGGGTTAGGCGCAGCGCGGAGACAGCCGGAGTCTCGTTCTTCAAAGTCCTCGATGTGTTAGAGGGCCAGCTAGGGAAGATACCCGGCTTGCGCGAGGGGATTATTGCCCAGGCTCGGCGCGGAGCGGACAACCTGATCTCACGAGGGATGAACAACATTCCCTTGTCCCGCCAGGTCTACCGAACTGGTGCACTTGCCAAAGACCAGCTGTACCGGACGATCAACAATATGGTCGCCACCGGGTCGAGTTGGAGCGAGCTTGCGGCCGAGGCTCGGAAGTTCATCTCACCGTTCACGCCGGGAGGCGTCGGCTCGGCTGCGAAACGCTTAGCCCGCACAGAGTTGAACAATGCCTTCCACACTACGCAGATCAGGACGACGCTGACGAACCCGTTCGTGGAGGGCTACAAGTGGCAACTCTCCGGTAGCCATCCGAGACCCGACCAGTGCAACGCTTATGCGGACTACAATGGGACGGGAGTCTTTAGCAAGGCGAACGTTCCGGGGAAGCCACACCCGAACTGCTTGTGCTTCCTCTTGTACGAGACGCCTTCTGTCGAGGAGTTCCAGAACAAGTTCCTCACCGGCGGCTACGACCACTGGCTGGACGAGTTCGTGGAGGGGAACGCTCCTCATCTCTCCAGTGCGCTCAAGAAGTCGGTCAAGGCGAGACCTCAGGTGCCAGTCAAACGTGTGCAGAAGCGTGCAGCGCCACAACGTGAACGTCCCTGGCTAGATGAGTCTCAGCGTATCCACTCTACGGACTTCGAGGATGCGACCAACCTCCGGGAGCGTCTGGCCCGCGAGCTTGCCGATGACCGGGAATATCAGCAGTGGCTCGCTGATATGGACTTGTGGACGCAGGACTTCGATACGGTCAACGAGGTTCGGCGTCACGTCCTAGAGTTATTCCGAGGAGCGACGCGGGAAGGTCGGGAGCGAGCAGACAGGATTCTTTCTGCGCTGGAGCAGGCGGAGGCGAACGCACCAACCCTGCATCGCGGCATTGGTGTGAAGAAATCTGAGGTTGGTTCGATCCGCCCTGGGCAGGAAATCGACATCAATATGTCGTCATGGTCAGCGAACCGGGAGATTGGCGAGGACTTCGCTGAGTTCAACATCTTCGAGGACGACATGGTTGGCGTGGTGTACGAGCTAGTACCCGGCTCACAATCGCTGAACATCTCGCCGTACGCGGCTGAGATGATGATCCCACAGGTAGAGTGGATCACGGCTGGACGTTATCAGGTCCGGGCTAGAGTCTTCGACAAGGCCAATCAGGTCTGGCGCGTCAAG